GATGCTGAAGGAAGCGTTCACGTGGGAGTGGCGGGGCGTGCCGATCCTGGCGGAGGTTTCGAACCCCGCGTACCGCTGGTCCGACTGCGCACACTGATGCGTGTCTCGGGTTGACAGAGCCCCGCTCCCGATGTTTACTTAAGTCATCAGGGAGCGGGGCTCCCTCCGTTGAAAGGACGGCCATGGCCGACGACACCCGAGACAGAACCGGCGCACTCAGCGACCGGCAGAAGGACATCCTGAACCGCATTTCCCGGGGGCAGACACACCAGGAGATCGGCGACGCGCTCCGGCTCAACAAGCGGTCCGTCACCAACATGGTGACCCGCTCGATCATCCCGAAGCTGGGCGTCTACCGCACGGTGCAGGCTGTCGTCATGCACGCCCAGGCGGAAGCGTTCCGGGAGGCTGCGTCCACCGTGGAAGACGGACTGATTCTCGGCCCCGTTGGTGACGCGGAGCTGCACATCAACGACTGCATGATGCGCCTCGCGGAGGGGTTCCGCCGCAAGGCCGACGAGGTCCTGCCGTGAGCAACCGCAACCGGGAGGAGTTCGCCGATCCGGCCGACCTCCCCGCCGGCATCCACCACTGCACTCCCACCGCGTACAACCGGTACCGGTGCAGGTGCCGCTACTGCACCACGTGGTCACGGCTGGACTCCAAGGCCCGGTACGTGCAGACACAGGCGCACCGCGTGAAACAGAGGGACGGGGCCCGGGACTACCTAGCCAACCGGGGCGTGCAGGTGTTCGGCCCGGGCCCCTTCCGCAAGAACCCCATCCGACTCGCGGAGCTCGTCGCCGGCTACTTCGGTGACGACATCCGCCTGTGGGTCAACCGAGAGGACACGACGTCATGACCGACCACGACCCCCGCACCTGCAACCTGTGCGCCATGGGGCGGCATCCGGCACTCGCCGCCCAGACTGCGGAGCTGAAGAAGCACCTGGCCAAGCACCCGCTCCCGACCCAGAAGGAGAAGTGACGTGAACGACAAACCTGGTATCGATCATCTGCGGATCGGCGACAAGGTGGTGATCGTCGAGAAGCTCTACCGCTCCGAAGACCGGCTCATCCCCGCACGCATCACCAAGACCAACCGGGTGTGGTGGGAGTTCGAGGAAATCGAACAGGCCCGCAGCCTCAAGCGCACCTGGAGGATGCGGAAGGCCACTCAGTGCGAGTGCGACTGCCGGGGTCAGTACTACGGCGACCGGTTCGTCACCGCTGAACAGCTTCAGTGGGAGGACCGCTGCAACGCCGCTGACAAGTATCTCCGTGAGATCAAGATCGACGGGGGCCAGTGCGGCGTAGTCGACAAGCTCACCCTCGCCAACTTGATTCGCACCCATCTCGGTCTGGAGAAGATCTGATGTCCGTCCACCCCATCGTCCTGGCGACGATCCGTAAGCACCTGGCAGAGGCCGAACTGCGTCTCGCCGTACTGGAGGCGAAGAGGGAGGAGGTCCCGGCCACGGCCGGTACCCACGTACAGGCGTCCCGCCTCGCGCGTCAGATCAAGCAGGCCCAGTCCCAGCGCACGTCGTGGGCGTCCGTGGAGCGGGAGGCTTCGGAGTGAACTTCGATCCCACGCCTAAGGCGTGCGTAGCGGAGGGGTGCGAGGAGTCGTTCGTACCCCATCGCTGGGCTCCCGAATCCCAGTCGGGGTCCGGATGGTTCCACCAACGGAACGGCACGTCATGGTGCCCGGCACACGTCCCCGAATGGGTCGCAGGCTGGCGAGAGAAGCAGAAGGAGAAGAAGTGAGCGCCACAGACATCCGATTGAGGGACTACCAACGCGAAGCTATCGACGCCGTGTTCGCCACGTGGGCGGAGGGTATGAAGCGGTCGGCGATCGTCCTGCCGACCGGCGCCGGGAAGACGGTCGTCTTCTCCGCTCTGGTGAAGCGGTTCCGAGAGGGAATGTCGGACCCCGAACAGTTCCGGTGGAACCTCCTGGTTCCGGGGGAGCGCGTCATGATTCTGGCCCACCGTGACGAACTCGTGGACCAGGCGATCGCCAAGCTGCGCGCCATGCTCCCGGACACCGTGTCGGTGGGCAAGGTCAAGGCCAACGACAACGAGGTCCACGCCGACGTTATGGTGTGCAGCGTCCAGACGCTGGCGAGCAAGCAGCGTCGAGACGCCCTCGCAGGTCGTCAGCACCTGTTCGGCCCCATCGGGCTCATCATCACGGACGAATGCCACCACGCCGCAGCCGCCTCGTACAAGAAGATCTACGAGGCGTTCCCCGACGCGCTGAACCTGGGCGTCACGGCGACGATGGCGCGGGGCGACAACGTCGGTCTCGGCTCCGTCTGGGGCGACGTCGTCTACACCAAGTCGGTCCTGTGGATGATGTCGAAGGGGTACCTGACCGACGTCGAAGCCAAGAGGGTCAGTGTCGGCGTCGACATGGGCGGGGTCAAGACATCCCGGGGCGACTACCAGGCAGGCGATCTGGGACGTGCGCTCATGGAGACCCAGGCGCACAAGCCGATCGCCCTGGCCTACGTGGAGCACGCCAAGGACCGGCGGGGGATCGTGTTCACGCCGACCGTGGAGACCGCCCACGCGACCGCTGAGGAGATGAACTCGGCCGGGGTGAAGACGGCCGTGGTCTCCGGCGAGACACCCCGGGACGAGCGCCGGCAGATTTTCGAGGACTTCCGTACCGGCCGCGTGCAGGTGCTGTCCAACTGCATGGTCCTCACGGAGGGGTTCGACGCCCCGTGGGCGGAGGTGGCGGTCATCGCCCGCCCCACTCAGTCCCAGCCGCTCTACGTCCAGATGGTCGGGCGCGTGCTGCGGCCGTGGCCCGGCAAGAGCAAAGCGCTCGTCCTCGACGTGGTCGGGGCGTCGTCGTCCAACAAGCTGCGCACCCTGATCGACCTGGAACCCGGCGCCATCGAGCAGATGGAGGAGGACGAGACCCTCCAGGAAGCGGCGGAGCGCACCGAGGAGGAAGCCAACCGGCTCGTCCCCGGCGGGGTCCCGTCGTTCCAGCTGAAGGCCAAGGACGTCGACCTGTTCGCCGGTTCCGAGCACGCGTGGAACACGACGCCGAAGGGCGTGCTGTACATCAACTGCGGTGAGCGGTACGTGTTCCTGTGGCCCTCGAAGGAGCCGGGTCTGTGGGACGTGTGCCACGCGGCTACCAAGGGCCGTGAGCCGTGGCAGCGCAGCCAGCACACGGCGCTGGACCTGGGGTCCGCCATGGCGTGGGGCGAGGCATTCTCGGAGGATTTCTACGCCGGCTTCTCCACCCGCAAGTCCGCGTCGTGGCGGAGCGGTAAGGCGTCCGAGGCGCAGGTGAGGTACGCCACGGGTCTCGGGATTCAGGGAGCGGAGGCCATGTCCAAGGGCCAGGTTGCCGCTGCCATCGACGCGGTGACGGGAGCCCGGTTCTTCGACCGTCGTGTCTCGGGTTGACAGTCCCCGCTCCCTGATGTTTACTTAAGTCATCAGGGAGCGAGGGGCTCCCGAGAGACCTGGGAGATACGAGATGGTCGGTACCCGTGTTCGTACACAGCTCGATGACGGTCGTTTCGTGGAAGGGACGACCACAGCGGTAGGCGGGATTCGGGGCGACGTTCTGCGAATGGACTGGGACGACAACGTCACCACGTATGAACTGCGACAGGATTTCCTGATCAGTTGGTGGGAGGCCTAGAACACCCCCGCCAGCTCCGGTCCGGTCACCACGGACGTACGCCGCAAGGCAGACCGGGGCACTCCCAACCGGAAGGAGGTACCCGGTGTACCTGTCCGACTACCTCGTAGGCGCGTTCCTCGGAGCCCTGATCACGGGGTTCCTGACGATCGCAGCCCTCACCGCAGCGGCCCGTGCCGCCTCCCGCAAGAAGGAACGGGAGCGTGAGGACCGTGGCTGACCTGAGCGCGTTCCTGAAAGAGCTCGCAGAGCTCACGCAGAAGCACGGGCTGGAGATCGGGGGCTGCGGTGACTGCGGGTCCCCGTGGATCGTCACAGCAGATGACTCAGGGGAGACCCTCCTGGAGCACCTGGCCTACTGCGAGGAGTGCAGTACGTACTTCGGAGGCAGCCACTCCAGGGCGGAGTGCTCCCGTGGCTAGGAACACCGCCCAGCAGGGCGCCCAGTTCGAACGCGACATCATCCACTACCTCACCGGCTGCGACTGCGAGACGACCCGGCAGACACCGGTGCACATCGGGTGGCGAGGCTACGGGTACGACTGCATGCGCAGCGCCGCCAGCAAGGGCGCGCTCGACGTCATCGCCATCGGCTCTGTGGACACGACCGACGAGTGGAACCGGATGTACGACATCCGGCCGTCGCTCCTCTTCATCCAGGCCAAGCGGAACAAGCCGGCGCTCTCGCCGGCGGACCGGATGCGGGTGCAGAACCTGGCCCTGCGGGGTGGAGCGGTTCCGCTCCTCGCCTACAGCGCCAAGGACCCCGACACCGGCCGCGTGTACCCCCACTTCCGGATCCTCACCGGACCCGGACCCAACGACTGGGCGCCGTGGGCGCCTGGGAAGGACGATGCGTGATGGGCCGGATCTTCAGTTACGAGGACAGCAGTTACGACAGAATCGAACTGCGGGCGGGCGCAGACTCCGTAGACCTGGCGCACTACGGCGACTCCAGTTACTGCTCGCTCGATCGCGGCGCTGTCCGGGGCCTCCGTGACGCGCTCACCGCGTGGCTCCGTGACGGCGTCCCGGAACCGGCCGGCCTCACGGAGGAGCGGGTGCGGGAGATCGTGGCGGAGGAGCTGGATCGCGTCCTCTTCGCCCCCGGGCGAATCGCTCTCGAAGCAGTACCCGTCACCGTCAACGACCCGTCGCCCCGAGACGCCGGCCACGCCGAGGACATCTGGGGTCCGCCCTGCAACGGGTGCACGCACTCGACCGGAGTGCACGTCAGCAGCGGATGCACCAACCTGGAGTGCGGGTGCACCCGGATGTCCGGCGAGTGCGCGCAGCCGAGTGCACCCGCACTCTGCGAGTGCGGGCACTCCGAGCGGGTGCACGCCGCACTCAACGGCGGGTGCACCCGCTGCGAGTGCGCACTCGATCGAGACCGGTGCACCCCGTGAGTGCGCCCACGCGGAAGGACTGGATCCTCTGGGGTGCACTCGGGTGCACCCTGGTGGGTACGGCTCACGCCGAGTACACCCTCGCTACGGCCACCGGAGTGCACTGGTTCGTCGCCGCATCCGTACCGGGTGCACTCGACCTCTACGTAATCCGTGCACTCCAGGTGCACCGGGATGTACTCGCCGCTGTACTCGCCATGGTCGTGATCAACGTGGCATCGCACCTCGTCACGGCCGGTGTACTCCCGGTGCACTGGGGCCTGATCAGTGCGGTGGGTGCACTCGCACCCCTGGTCCTGTGGCGCATCCACTACCTGTGGAGGCTCCAGAGCGCAGGGAGTGCACCCGCACCCGAGACGAGTGCAGAGCCGAGTGCACCCGCACCCGATGCACCCGCCTGGGACGTCGACCGCATCCCGGAGTGGATGCAGGAGGAGTACAGGGCGAGTGCACCCGTTGCGGACATCGGATCCGCGCACCCGGCAACACCAAGCGGGTCGGGTGCACTCGCACCCGCAACGGTACGGGGGTGCACTCACTGGGAGTGCGAAGGAGTGCAGGGCTGCACTCAGCCGAGTGCACCCGTCCGTTCCACGCGGGCGACCGCAGCCGAGTTCATCCGGCAGGGTGCGGGCGCACTCCACAAGGAGGTGCGGGAGAGTGCGCCGCACCCGGACGTGGAGTGCGTACTCGACTCCGACAAGCGCAACGGAGGGCGCACGTCGATGCGTGCACTCCGGGCCGAGTACGGCTGGGGGCAGAAGAGGGCGACCGCCGCCCGCAACGACACCAACGAGCACTTGAAGAAGGAGGCACAGCCATGAGCGAGCGACAGCCGGTGCAGGTCTACCTGGTCGGGTCCCGGATCCGGTTCGAGAACTACTGCCGGGAACACGGCGTGCACTACGACGGCCCGTACGTGCACCACGTGAGCAAGCTGGCGCAGATCCGGGGAGTCGACGGGGGCCGGGTCATCTTCCTCAACGACTGGCGGACGCTCGATGAGGGGCGCGCCATCTACGACTACGTCATCGGCCGTCGGCTGCATGCCGAGGATCTGTCGTGATCTGGGCGACCGTCGGCGGGGTGACCGTAGGTCTGATCATCCTGGCCGCAGCCGTGATCAAGTGGTTCCCCGGGCGGAAGAAGCTGGTCAGTGACCCCCTGGAGTGCATCGGTGAAGCACTCCCGTTCGTCGCCGGCTGGGCGTACGGCGCCCTCGCCACCCTGTCCGTGGGCGGCCTCATCGGCTGGGCGTTCGACACGGTGCTGTGGATCTCCAACTGGCTCGGGGACGCAGCCCTGTGGCTCGGGGTCGGGACGGACGCCGGCGTGAGCAGCCGTGGCACGTACCTCCCACTGACTGCCCAGGGTTCCAGCGCCGTTCTGATCCTCACGGGTGTCGTGATCGCCGTGATCAAGTTCCGCAAGTGCGGCCGGGAGGTGAAGCTCGGAGCGTGGTGCGGCGCCTGCCTGGGAACGTCGGCGGGAGTCGCCGGCCTGGCCGCTGTACCCCTCGCCCAGGCCGCGAACTGGCTGGGCGTCACGGTCTACGGAGCGATGGCGTGAGCAGCCGGATAGCCGGGGGCTGCACCCTCGTCCTCCTCGGTACCGGGGCGGTGGTGGCGCTGTCCGCCATCGCCCCGGGCGCCGGGATCCTCACTCTGTGGGGAGTCGGGTTCGGAGCCCTCTGGTGGGCCGTGTCGAGACCCGTGCGGGATACAGCTAACCCCGCTCCCCCACCGGTCCCAGAAGGGGCTGAAGAAGAGAAACCGCAGTTCAGGATCGTGCCCGACCCGAACCACCCCACTCGGCACCTCGTCGAGTGGACCCCCGAGAAGGAGACCGAATCATGATCACAGTCGTGCTGTCCGCCATCGTCACCCTGCATGTGTTCGACGCCCTGGCTGCTATCTCCGTTGTAGGTAAGGAGCGCAAGCCGATCACGCCCGGAACGGCTGTCGTCACTACGGCGATTCAGATGTTCGTCGTGGCAGCCCTCGTCTGGGTCCTGGTGAACCTCTGATGGCCCTCAAGCAGCCGAAGCTGGCGGAGGACGACCCCCGCCGCAAGGGACACGAGACCGTGTACTGCGCCAGCCGTGGAGGCTGGTACCCGCCGGAGCCGAAGCCGGTCCCGGGGACCCCGAAGGAGAAGAAGTGATGGACGAGCTGGAGCGGATGGCGGCGGCCGTACGCAAGCACGACGCGGAGCACGACTACGAACAGGCGCACGGAGCCGAGGACTCGCTCCTGGCGCGCGCCCTGGAGATCATCGCCGAAGGGACAGAGGACCCGGCGGCCGTGGCCCGCATCGCTCTGAGCACACAGAGCGACGACACCGTCAGGTGGTTCGCCTGATGGACGAGCTGGAGCCGGACCTGGAGTCGGCAGACCACTACGTCCGTGCGACGTACGAGCGGATCATCCGAGACGTACTGACCACTCAGAGGGAGCGCGTCGCCATCGCTGCTGCGCTCACGGACATGTCGGACCACCTCCATAGGGACTTGTACTGATGGCCCGGGAGCACGACGACCACCGCAACGAGAACCACTCCGACCACATGACCAACGATGACGGCGAGTCCAACGGGGGCGCAGGGACGACCTCCCCGCAGGACTCGCACGAGGGAGAGTGACCAAGATGGGCTGGAAGGACTGGCGTTCCGAGGACGCCGAGACCACCGAGACGATTCAGCAGACCGTCCGGGACATGCACGACACGCAGGACGAGGGGCCGCTGCCCGGCACCGACGACAAGTAGCCGCACCGCCCCAGGACCCCGTAGCCCCCACGGCTGCGGGGTCCTTCCGTATCCTGGGGTCCACGCCTAGGAAGGGACGACGATGGCGACACCGATGCACGGCCGCTCGATGGCCGAAATGCTTCGCGCCGAAGGGGTCAAGGTCCGGGAGTACCCCGGCTGGCTCACCCACAACCGGAACCACAAGGGTGCCTGGGGCGAGGTCCACGGAATCATCCTGCATCACACTGTCACCGGCCCGAAGGTCGACGGTGTCGAGATCTGTCACGACGGGTTCAGCACGCTCCCCGGGCCGCTGTGTCACGGCGTGATCTCCCGAGACGGCACCGTGCACCTGATCTCCTCGGGCAGGGCGAACCACGCCGGCTCCGGCGACCCGGCGGTGCTGAAGGCGGTGACGGACGAGTCCTACGACATCCGGCCGCCGGCGCCGAAGAAGCACGACGGGTCCCCGGGGGCGGCAGACGGGAACCGGGCGTTCTACGGCTTCGAGTGCGAGAACCTGGGCGACGGTGTGGACCCGTGGCCGGAGGTACAGGTGGAGGCCATGGTCCGGGCGTCCGCCGCATGGGCCCGCTACCACGGCTGGTCGGCCAAGTCGGTCATCGGGCACAAGGAGTGGTCCGACTGGAAGAGCGACCCCAAGGGACCGAAGACGGGCCCGTCGGTGGAGATGCCGGATCTGCGCCGTAGGATCCAGGAGCGGTTGAATCATGAACCGTCCTGGAGCCGGAACGGGTCGAAGCCCCAGCCCAAGCCGCCGGCCCCGGTCACGCCTCCGAAGGGAACATCCGTGTCGTCGAACCTGACGCATCTCGTCCGTACCGAGTCCACGCAGCTCCTGCCCGGCAGCCCCGTGCGCATCTACTGGACGGGCGAGTACACCGACGAGCCGAACCAACACGGCACCGGCAACTTCTCCGTGCTCTCCAACGCCGACTACCTGGCAAACCTCCACCTGTTCTTCTCCGGTCTCGACCCGGACGAGGCTCTCCAGGTCCGGCACATCGAGACCAACACGGCCGGCACCGCCACTCCGGGCCCGCTCGTCAACGTCGACGGCTTCACCGCTGGCGGCTCCGTGACCCGGGTCGCCACCCTCGTCGGCTCCATGCGCAACGGCGACGTGCTGTCTTTCGAGGTGACCAACCTCGGCTCCGGGACGGTCACCCTCCTGGGCGCCCGCCTGATGATGCTGTCCTGGCCGCTGTAGGGCCTGGCGTGGAAGAGCCCACAGTCTGGGAGGCGCTCCGGGCCATCCAAGCAGCCCTGGCACGCATGGAGGCAGCCCAAGCCCTGTACGTCACGCAGGAGCAGCGGGAGTCGGACAAGCGGATCGCCTCCCTGGAGATGGCGAATTTAGTCAAGGACTGTGCCGAGGACCGGGCCCGGATCACCGCCCTGGAGGACGACAAGGTACAGACCCGGCGCATCGTCCTCTCGGCCTTCCTGTTGCCCATTCTCGTCCTGGTGGGAGCATGGCTACTGGGGGTGAAGCCGTGAAAGGGCTCCGCTGGTGGATTGCGCTCCTGGCCGTGGCGGCCGGACTCGTCTACGCCCTGGCCTACGGGCAGGGGCTGGCTCGTCGCATCGAGACCGCCGAATCGGACCGTGCGGCACTGGCACAACAGGTGCGCTCCCTCGGGGGCGTGCCTGTTGCCGGGCCCAAAGGCGACGACGGGCAGGACGGGGAGCGGGGCCCGACCGGTAGCCGGGGGCCGGACGGGCAGCCGGGGGCCGCCGGCCGTGACGGGGCCGACGGTAAGCCAGGGCCGTCCGGAGCGCCCGGACCCAGCGGCGGGGTGGGCCCGTCCGGAGAGCGTGGCCAGGACGGGACCGACGGAGAGGATGGAGCCGATGGCGAAGCTGGTAAGGCTGGAGCTAAGGGGCTCGACGGGGTGGACGGACGTGACGGGGTGGACGGTGTTGACGGTCTGCCCGGATCCCCCGGACCTAGCGGTGCCCCCGGCCCCTCCGGACCGCCCGGGCCCGTCGGACCCCAGGGCGACAAGGGCGAGACCGCTGAAGCCTGCCCCGTTGGCTACGTAGGGGAGACACTGGACTGGGAAGGCGCCACGTACTTCGTGTGCCGGAAGGAGAGTTGACATGACCCGACGCAAGGACCCTGAGTCCTACCCGTGGATCAAGGCTGACGGAGAGAGCGAGCAGGCCTACGAGGCGTTCCAGACCTACCTGCGTCTGGGCACCGGCCGCAGCATCGCCAAGGCTGCGGCCAAGCTGGGCAAGACCACTCAGAACCTGGAGGCTTTCTCCAGCCGCTGGAAGTGGGTGGCCCGGGTCACGGCCTACGACGCGTACGTCATGGGCGCCGACACCGATGGACTCGCCCACGCCATGGCGGAGTCCCGGGACGAGAACCTGGAACTCGTCCGCAAGCTCCGGGCCCACCTGACCAACCGGCTGGACGAGTTCATCGAGAAGAAGCAGGACCCGACGATCCGCTGGTGCCAGGCGCTCACCGCCATGGCCAAGGTGGAGGCCAACGCGTTCACTGTCCGTGACGACGCCAAGACCACGGAGCGGCTGGAGTCGGTCATGGCGAAGGTCGAGCGGCTGATCGGGACCGACGGGTGACGCTCTCCAGGGCGGAGCTCAAGCGGCTCAGCCCCACCGACCTGGCGGAGCTGGAGGTCGTTCTCGATCAGGCACTGGCGGAGAAGGACGCGGGCAAGGTGCCGTGGCTGTGCGACCGGCCCGACTGCGACGGAGCGCCCCACCCCGGTCGCATGGGGCGGCACGCCCGTGCCACGCAGCACCCGCCGGAAGGCGAGTGGGACAAGTGGATGGCGCTCGCCGGCCGTGGCTGGGGCAAGACCCGCACCGGCGGTGAGTGGGCGATCAAGAAGGCGCGCACCGAGGAGCGGGGTGCGCTCATCGGGCCCACCGCCGCCGACGTCCGGGACGTCATGGTGAAGGGCGAGTCCGGCATCCTGGCATGCGCACCGGCCACGTTCCGGCCCGAGTACGTCTCCTCGCAGCGGGTGCTCAAGTACCCCAACGGGGCGATCCAGATGCTGTACTCGGCCGACGAGCCGGACCGGCTCCGTGGCCCGCAGCATCACTACGGGTGGTTCGATGAGATGGCAGCCTGGCGGTACATCCGGGAGGCCTGGGACATGGCGCAGATGGGCATGCGCCTGGGCGAGCACCCGCAGATCTGCATCACCACCACGCCCCGCCCGCTCCCCCTGATCAAGGAACTGATCAAGGACCCCGAGTGCATCACGGTCCGGGGCTCCACGTACGACAACCTGCACAACCTGGCCAAGACGTTCCAGCGCACCGTCGTGTCCAAGTACGAGGGCACGACGCTGGGACGCCAGGAGCTCAACGCGGAGGTGCTGGAGGACCTCCCCGGCGCCCTCGTCGCCCGTGCACTCATCGACGCGGCCCGGGTCACGCAGGAGCAGGTACCGGAGTTCGTCTCCATCGTCGTGGGTCTCGACCCCGCCGGCACGTCCAAGGGCGACGAGACCGGCATGGTCGTCACCGCCTGGGGCGTGGACAAGCACCATTACGTCCTGGCGGACGCATCCCGCCGCCGCACCCCCGACGAGACGTGCCGTGCCGCCTACGCCCTATTGGAGCAGTACAACGCTGTGAAGATCATCGTTGAGGACAACGGCCCGAAGGACTGGCTTGCAGACGTCCTCAACCGTGTGTGGCGAGACCTCAACCCCGGCAACACGGTCCCGGCGCCGTTCGAGCGGGTCAACGCCTCCCAGGGCAAGAAGCTCCGGGCGCAGCCCGTGGCCATGCTGTACGAACAGGGGCGCGTCCACCACGTGGGGGCCTTCCCCGAGCTGGAGGACCAGCTGACGACGTGGATCCCCGAGGAGACGTCCCGGGGCAGCGGATCCCCCGACCGTATCGACGCCCTCGTCCACGCCGTCACCCACCACATGCGACGGGACCGGGCCCCCTCCGTCATGACCAGCCCGCACACGATCGCCCGCAAGCGGCAGGGCATGCACCCGGCAATCGCAGCCCGGCGCGCCGCACAGGAGCGGAAGGCGTCATGATGGGACCCACATGGAACTGATCACCCTGGCCCTGGCGGCACTGGCCACCGCCCGCCTCACACGCCTCGTCACGCGTGACGTGGTGTTCAGCCGTGTCCGGGACCGGCTCATCGTCGCCCTGCCCGCACGGCTTGACCCTGTCGCCTACCTGATCACCTGCGACTGGTGCGTCAGCGTGTACGCCGGCGGAGCCGTCGCCGGGTCCTGGTACGCGTGGGGCGGCACCCGGGCCTTCACCGCCGTCGCCGGAGCACTGGCGTTCAGCCACATCACGGGGTGGCTCGCCGCCCGGGAGGAGAGGTAAGCCAGTGGCGATCTTCCGCAGGAACTGGAGGAAGAAGGGCGCCCCGCTGGAGCTGGACGACGCCCAGGCACACCCGGGCGCACGGCCGCTTACAGCCGCCGCCATGCCCATGGCCGGCCCCGGTGTGACCCGGGTCAACCGCATGCGGCAGGCAGGCTCCAACTCGGACTGGCAGCGTGAAGGCTGGTACTTCTTCGATGTCATCGGAGAGTTCCGCTCCCCGCTCGTGTGGATCGCCAACGCGATCAGCCAGGCGGACATCCACGCCACCGAGCTGGACCTCGGGACCGGCACGCCGACCGGACCCGCCTCCGACCCCCGGGCCGTCGCCGCAGCCACTCAGGTCCTCGGAGGCGCCGCCAAGCGTGCGGGTCTCCTGCGCATCCTGGCGCTGTGCTGGCAGGTCCCCGGTGAGGCGTGGGTCATCGTCAACCCCCGGCCCCGCAAGCGTGGCAAACCGCAGCCGGACGAGTGGATCGTGCTGTCCCCGTCGAAGGTCAAGGCCAAGGGATCCGGGGCCGACGCGCGCTGGGAGTACGCCGACCCCAAGACCGGACTCGACGTCCCCCTGAGCCCCCAGGCCCGGCTGTTCCGTGTGTGGTGTCCTCACCCGGACGACAACCTGAAGGCTGACTCCGCCGCACGCCCGGCGCTGCCCGTCTGCCGTGAGGTGGAGAAGTCCTCGCAGACGATCGCCGGACAGCTCGACTCCCGCCTGGCGGTAGCCGGTTACGCGCTCATCGCCAACGAGCTCGACTACCCCCGGGGCGACCACGACACGTCCGCCATGTCGCTCATGGACGACGTGCTCACCGCCACCGAGACAGCTATCCAGACGCCCGGAACGGCCGCCGGTCTCGTCCCCATCTTCATCAACGCCCCCGGTGAGCTCATCGCCTCCGGCGGTGCGCTGGCGTTCGTCAACCCGACCTCCGAATTCGTGCAGGGTCTCGACGACCTGCGGGAGAAGGCCCTGGCCCGCCTCGCCGCCACGCTCGACATGCCGAAGGACGTGGCTGCGGGCACGCAGGGTGAGTCGAACCACTGGTCCGCGTGGCAGGTGGAGGAGTCGACGTACAAGATCTACATCGAGCCGCTGCTGAAGGAGCTCGGTGACGCGATCACCGAGCAGTGGTTCCGTCCCGCCCTCGTCGCCATGGGGATGACGGAGGAGCAGGCGGAAGGCTTCGAGATCGGCTGGGACACCACGGCCATCGTGGCGCGCCCCGACGACACCGACAACCTCCGGGACCTCCATGACCGGCTGCTGATCTCCGACGAGTACATGCTCGCCGAGAACGGAGTGCCGGAGGACGCCAGGCCCGACGACGCGGAGTACACCCGGCGCCTCCTGGAGCGGATCGTCATCGGCGCACCCACGCTCCTCTCCGACCCCAACGTAGCCTCCGCCATGGGGCTGGACGTCGTCGTCGCCCCCGCCGCTACCGGCGCCACGGGGGAGGTACCGGGTGGGGAGCTGGTGCCGGGTGCCACGGAGCCGGAGACGCCCGCTGCGCTCCCTGCCACGCAGGGCGAGGAGCCGGAGGCGGAGGAGGTCCCGGCGGGTCTCGTGGCCGCTGCGGAGCTCCTCGTCTACGACGCGCTCAACCGGGCCGGTGGCCGGCTGCTCACGCGGGAGAACCGGGGGCAGTTCGCCTCCACCAACAAGCACGACCTGTACATGAAGGTGGGCTACGAGAACGACCGCATCGACGCTCTACTGGAGGGGTCCTTCGCCTTTGCCGACGTGGCTGCCAACACGTGGCGCCTGGACGCAGAGACGTTCACGGCCAAGCTCCGGGGGTACGTGGCGTACTGCCTGTTCCGCCGGGTGCTGCACGACCGCACCGAGCTGGAAACGTGGCTGCGGTGAGCACTCCGCCGATGGACGATCCCGGACTCCCGCAGAGGCTGCGCGCCCAGGCGTTCATCCGGGAGGGCGAGCAGCGGGTGGCGCGTACCTGGTTCCGGTCGCTGACGCGGTGGCTCGACCGGGTGCGGCCGTCCGTGACGCGTGACGGAGGCGTGGACCCGGCCCGGGTGAGCGATCACACAGGGTTCTGGACGGAGCAGGTCAACGTAGAGGTTATGCCCGTTATCGGGGGAATCCTCGGTGACGCATGGCGACGGGTTACCGGGACTGGAGACCCGGTAGGGGATCCTTGGGTGGCCAATTATTTGAACGAGTCAGGTAACCGACTCGTTCGCTTGCCTGACGAGGTCTATGGATTGATCGTCGCAGAAGTCGAGCGAGGCATCCGGGACCAGCGGGACATCCCCACGATCACCGCAGCCGTACAGCAGGTCCTGACCGCCACGGGATCCGAGCGGTGGCCCCACCGGGCCGTCACCGTGGCACGCACCGAGACCATCGGAGCCGTCAACGCCGGCGTGTTCCGGGCGGCGGAGCTCGACGCGGAACAGCGGGGCGACCCGGCGCCGTTCAAACAGTGGATCGCTACCGAGGACTCCCGCACCCGGCCCACGCACCACGCGGCGGACAAGCAGCGCACACTGCTACGGGAACCGTTCATCGTCGGCGGCGCCCGGCTGCTCTACCCCGGTGACCCGACGGGTCCGGCGGCGGAGGTCATTTCATGCCGCTGCACCATGCTGCCCATCGTGCTGGGCGAAACCATCGACTGGACAGAGAGGCAGAGACCGTGACAAGGACCTGGAGCGCCGTGCTGGCACGGCTGGGCGTACCGACCGGCGACGGCCGCATCATCGACCCGGCGGGCGGCTCGTCCCGTGAGCTGCCCCTGCCCCTGATGTTCCAGCAGAAGAGCGACGACGGGCACGGCGGGGCGCAGGTGGTCGGGCGCATCGAGTCGCTGCGCATCGCAGACGGCATGGTGACCGCCACAGGATCCATGCTCGACGCTGCCTACGGCACGGACGTGATGGAGCTCCTGGGGGCGGGCGTTATCGGCCCGTCGGTAGACCTCGATGACGTCGAGTACGTCATGGATGATATGGAGCGCATCGTCGTCACCAGGTGGCGCGTGGCCGGTGCGACGCTCGTGGCGATCCCCGCGTTCGCCGACGTGTCGCTGACGCTGGACCCGGCGCCGGGTCCGGCTCCGGACATGACGGAGCTCCAGGACGACCCCGCCGAAGCGTGGCTCTACGCCTCCGCCACTCCCCGCCCGCTCCCGCCGCTGGAGTGGTTCGCCAAGCCGGACCTCGACCGCCTGACGCCCCTCACGGTGACCGACACGGGCCGCATCTTCGGGCACATCGGCGGAGCGGACACCTGCCACGTGGGGCTGCCCGGGTGCGTGACGCCTCCGATGGGGCACAGTGACTACTCCCACTTCCACGTGGGGGCGCAGGAGGTGGCGGAAGGCGGCACGCTGCCCGTGGGAACGCTCGTGGCCGGTCCCCGGCACGCGGACCCGCAGCTGGCGTTCCGTGCCGCTCAGGAGCACTACGACGACGTGGACGCCCGCGTGGCGAAGGTGGTGGCGGGGGAGGACGAGTTCGGCATCTGGGTGGCCGGGTGGCTGCTTCCGGACGCGAAGCCCGAAGCGGTGGAGGTGTTCAAGTCCTCCCCGGTGTCGGGTGACTGGCGGTGGATCGGTGGGCAGCTGGAGCTCATCGCCGTGTGCTCGGTGAACACGCCCGGCTTCCCGGTGCCCCGGGCCCGGGTGGCGTTCTCCAGCGGGGAGCAGCGGACTCTGGTCGCCAGCTTCGGCATCACGCCCGTGAGCGGGTCGTGGGAGGACGCCACGCGTCCCGACGCGTCGTTCGAGGGCAGCGACATGGACACGGCACGCGCCAAGTGGGCGTGGGCCACGGCAACGACGGAGGGACACTGACATGGCCGGGTGCTGCGGTGCGAGCAAGCCGAAGATGGACTACATGATCACGTACAAGAGCGGTGGGGAGGAGCGGGTGCCCGCAGCCCAAGGGGTGATGGAGGTGCGCCGCCGGATCATCGCCGGGGGCGGGGGCACGTTCAAGATGGTCGCCCCACTGGCCAAGTAACCCGCCGTGAGGGCCCCGGGTGTGCACCGCGTGTGCCGCTTCGGGGCCCTCGGTGTGTGCGGAGCGTGGCCGTGAGGGGTGCCCGGCTTAGGCGACCCTTAGCGGTTGGCATATGCAGAGGGACAAACTAGGACATGCGCCGGAGTTGGCCATAACGCTCTGACCTGCGATGACTCTGAGTGTGCAGTCAGTGTGCCGGATGTGCCGGGAGCTCCGGTTAACCCAGATATAGAAGTCCTTACATGAGGATGATCCGAGCCTCCCGGCACATCCGGCACACACCTTGCACAGCCCCCTGCACACCCCTCCGTGGCGACTACTCAGCGTGGCGACCGGCGCAGGGCGTACCCTGGGGGCAGCTTGGATGCTGGCTGTGGGCCGATCCGCTGACGACTGCACTGTCCGTCTGCCGATCGAGAGGAGCCCCGCCATGGCAGACCAGACCCCCTCCGAGACCCCCGCCGAGCCTGTGGCGTTCAACGCAGCCACGGCCACGGACGAGGAGCTGCGCACCGAGTTCAACCGCGTGGTCACCCGAGGCCAGGAGCTGTCCGCCTCCGAAGAGGCCGGAGCGGCTGCTGAGCTGACGGAGCTCTCCGTGGCGCTCCCCGTGCTC